TGCCGCCTTCCGCTCCGTAGTCAGCACCGCGAAGGCCAATCGCGCTTCGGTGCTCGATACCGTGCGGTTCGTAATATCAGCCAAACGATCCGAGGACGCGCTCGCTGGGGTGGGGTGAGCAATTACGTTTCCACCCGGAATCAGGATCAAGCGCGGGCTGCAGTAATCCGGCAGTGGTCACGGGATAACCGACGCCGCCGAGCAAGCCCGAGAGATGTGGCGATCCCTGAGGTAGATTAGAACTTGTTGGGCTATAGAATGGAACCAGATTTTGACTATTTCCGGATAAATCGATGAGGGCACTACCAGGCGAGTTCCAAACGGTCACGGGCGCGCTTCCGGGGCCGAGCAGTCCGCCTGGTGCACTGGCGTCCCACCAACCCGTTGCGCCCGGAACAGCTTGGATAAGCGTTGATGCCGAGCCCCCTGAGGCGGGAAATGTTGTTGCGGATCGAAGTGGTGCATAGAGCGCGAGCAGATTGCTTCCCACGCCCATAGCATGGCCGGGCTGAATGAAAACGAGACTCATGTCCTATTGCACCAGGAACGGGGTTGGGCTGACCGTTGGCGCGCTGCCGTCGAGGCCTTCTCCCCAAGTATACCAAGTGCCGGCTGTCGTGGGGGTGTTCACGTATGCGCCCCACAGATTCGAATTGACAAGTGTAGCAGCGGTCCAGATTGATGGCCGATTGGTGGCCGATAGGGAAAAGCCAAACTGGACTGTGGAGGCTGCGGGAAAGACCTGGGCGTTCACCCCAATCGCTCCGCTTCCGTGGGTATAAGTTCCGTTCGGAATCAGGTTGAATGTGATGGAACTCACTGACGCCGACGCAGTGAGTGTGGCCGCGGTTACTGTAGCGAATGCTGATCCGGTACCAGCGCTGTTTACACCGATGATTGAGAAATCATAGCTCGTCGCGGCCGACAGGCCAGAAATGGTGTCGCCCGTCCCGGTCACGCCTGCGACGGAAAATGCCCAAATCGTTGAACCGGTCACCCTGTATTGAATTGTAAAGCTGGTGGCCGCGCTGATGCCGGTCTGAACTGACCAGTTAAGCTGAATAGCGCTAGCTGAAGTCGGGGTCGCAACCAGACCGCTCACTTGCGATGGCAGGGTCGTTTGCGCGCTGCTCGCTGTCACCGCGGTCAGTATTAAGGATGTAGCGCCGGTGCCAGACGTATTTTGCGCGAATACGGCAATGTCGTAGCTCGTCGCTGGCTGGAGGGCGGTTAGTTCGTAGGTTGTGGCGCTCAGGACAGGTGCGCTGCTGCCCCACGACGTTGTGCCAGTAGGGCGGAACTGCACAACATATGATACCAGAGCACCACCACTTGACGGAGACTGCCAGGACACTGTGATTGTCGCGGCTGTCGTACCCGAAGTCGATAGGCCACCCACTTGGCCGGGAACGGCGGTAACCGACGTCGTCGATGGCATAACCGCGAACGCGACCGTGCCAGCCGAATATGTGACGCAGCAAAGCGTCGCGGACTGCCAGGGCGTCAGAACGAGGCTACCACTGGAGCTCACAAATCCCGATCCAAGCGTTATGTTGCCGGTACTTGCGTTGATCACCGTGCACTGAAACCCGCTGCCCATGTTATTGGTCAAAGGAGTCAGTGTAATGGGCCGGCTACAGACAAGAATCCGGCCGTTATGCACGGTAGTGTCCAGATTTATGCTGGTTGTAATTTCCAGGATCGGAGCCTTATAGGTCGGCAGCTTGTTTGCCGCCCAGACCCAGATGGCGCCGAAAGTTTGGCTTACCATGACATTGCTGCCCTGAGCCGCCCAAATCGTGTCCGAGTCGCCCGCGGGTCCGGCAGCCTGCGCTTGGTCGATGGTAATTCCATCGAGGAAATTGCTGTATGTTATTGCACAATCCGAGCCAGTGTGACTTACAGAGACCAGATCCTGTGCCGCCAATCCGGCAACGACCTGCAGATTGCCAATAGAGCTGCCCGACACAACGGTTCCGGTGTTCGTCGCTTGGGAAGCCGAGGATATAACGCCCTCTGAGTCGATAGCGACATTCTGACCAGCCGAGAACAGCCCGCGCAGGAGAGAAGCCTGCATAAGCATCGGGCTACCCTGATTGGAGATCACTAGATCAGACTCGAGAGAAAAGCTGGATACCGCGGGAAATACCGAATGGTCCAATCCATCCGCGACCAACGTGCCGCTGGAGAGGTTCATGCCTATTCCGACACCGACTTGTTCGGGCACACCTGACCCAAGACTTGTTCTTCCGAGAAGGCCAGGTGCGTTCACGATGATCGTGGGTTGCACCGAGGCCAGAAGCGCCCCTATCGATACACCGCACAGTGAACCATTCTGGCTTATCGGTACCTCGTCGGCAGCCGTAACTGAACCAGCCGGGGGGAGTTGGGATATTGTTGGCATCTATGATCTCGACTCGAAAGTGCGCAGATGTGACAGCGCGGTTAGGCGGCAACTGGAGAGCCACTGCATGAAGAAACCCAGTGCTGGCTGTCGTAGAAAACCTCTACCCCACTTCCAGACCCAGCCACCTCGCTGGGTTTTCTTCCGTTTGATGCAAAAGCTTTGGCGCCTGCAATCACTCCCGTGGGCAAATTCGTAACGGTATAGGATGCTAACACGATGGGACCCAAAAACCGCGGCGAAATCGCATTTGCCCAAAATAGCTCGTGCCAGAACGAGTTGCCATCAGAAATGATTTGGTAGCGGTCCTTTGAATGGAGAACGATCGGACCAGAATCGATGCCGTCTGTGCCACTCGGTAAAATGCTGACAGGTGCTGTTCCAGTTACGGAGAAGGTAAACCCAGTCCCTGCCGCAACAGTATTTGCCGGAGGCAACGTAATAGAGTAGGCAATTGTGCCCGTGAGATAAATGATATTCCCTGAGGTATAATTCGGGAGTGTAACTGAACTGGAATATACCTCCGCCGAACCCACGGAGATACCCTTGCCGACGACATAAGAAAGGGTACCTTGGTTCCATCGAAGGGTATTAGTCGTACTGTCAAACAGAAGCCTATTACTGTTAGTACCCTCAAAGGCAATTGCCTGACCGGCTGACATCTTGATGACCGGAGCATTGTTAATTGCCTGGGCGTAGGTGGAATCCAGCACGGCAGTCGAAAACGGGACGCCAATGCCAAAAACCGTCTTAGCGCTTCCCGAGGATCCACCACTAAGATACACACCAATTATAGTGCCCACCTCGACCGCTAGACCGGAGGTGTTGTGTTGGCCAATAACAAGGCTTTGAATGGTCCGACTATTGGCGTCGTCTCGACCATTGCCGAACCAGTCCATTTCGATCGTTAGTGAAGCATTGACAGCGCTTGATGGTTGTCCTGTCGTATCTCTATATTCGATGCAGGCGCCCCAAAGCTGCGGCTGCGGTAAAAATGACCCGTTAGATCCGGTCGTCGCCGACTGGCGAAGGGTCTGAATATAGCGGCCAACATGTTGAGCCGGGGTCGCGGCAGTTGGGGTCTGGGTTCCTACCCAAATCAACCGATCAAGACCATTCCAAATGAAATTACCCGGGGCTCCATAAATTATGGTATCGGTACGAGCATTCGAAATGACCGCGCCATTTGGTCCACCACTATGATTGACAATGTAGGCTGATTGGTTGACCGCGAAGTCAGTGGATTGTGACGCACCTTGAGACGTTGTAGTGCCAAAAGGAGTGTTGCCGACGACAAATCCCGGCAGCACAAAATCGGCTGGACCCCCGCCCATCGGGATTGCGGCTGCAAGAGGCGTCCCGTCAATTAGTACGGTTCCGTTAACGATCCATTTGACCCGCTTAGTGAGTGCGATACCCCATGTGCCCGGCTGTTGAATAACTGTCGTGCCGTTCGGAACATAAATGGAGCCTCCCCCTGAGGCGGCTTGGTAGGCTGCTTTGAAGGCGCCCGTATCATCTGTAACTCCGTCAATCTTGGCCCCGTAGGGTGGCAGCATGACATTGATGACCCCGCCGGAATTAGGGTTTGCATCGACGTAAGATTTTGTCGCGGCCTGCAGCGGCGTCGTCGGCGCGCCAGAAAGGGTTAGTGTTCCGGTCAGTGTACCTCCGGAGTAAGGCAATGCTGTCGCGACCTGCCCATCCACGTATTGCTTCGTAGCACTATGCAAGGCAGCCGTTGGAGCGGAGGCTAATGAGAGCAATCCAGTCAGCGATCCACCTGTGATAGGAAGTGCCGCTGCAACTTGCGTATCGACATAGTGCTTCGTAGCGGCTTGCCCAGGACCGGTCGGGTCTGCACTGAGTGTGAGAATTCCTGCAAGGCTACCGCCAGCACGCGGCAACGAGGTGAGCACCTGAACGTCAACGTAGTTCTTTGTTGCAGCCTGAGTTGCCGTAATCGGATCTGCTGCCAGGGTGAGAGAGCCGGTGAGTGTATCGCCAGTGCGCGACACCTTGGTGTCGGCATATTGCTTTGTTGCAGCCTGAGTTGCGACGGTGGGGGCGCCCGCTAAGATGATCGGCCCTGTGAATGTCCCGCCTACCGCAGTTATGGTCGTCAAAAGCTGAAGGTCAATATATTGCTTTGTTGCCGCCTGAAGTGGAAACGTCGGGTTCGCTGCCAGATACAACGCTCCGGTCAACGTGTCCCCATTGCGCATGACGTGCAGATCGACATACTGCTTTGTACTTGCTTGCAATGGCAAAGCAGGATCGGTGGCCAGCAGTAGGGTGCCGGTCATTGACGCCCCGGATCGCGAGATCAAGCCAGCAGCCTGTGTGTCCACATAATTTTTTGTTGCGGCTTGTGGTGCCAGAACTGGATCGGCCGCAAGAATTAAGGCACCGGTCAGCGTATCGCCAGCCCGTAGAACTCTCTGATCGACATATTGCTTTGTAGAAGCCTGTGCGCTGCCCGTGGGGTCGGACGCTAGCAACAAGCTTCCCGTCAAAGTGCCGCCGGACTTCGGCAAGGACGTAGAGACCAGGGTATCAACATAGTTTTTCGTGGCAGCCTGCAACGGGGACACGGGGTCCGCGGCAAGAGAAAGTGCCCCGGTTAAAGTATCACCAGTCCGCGCCAATTTTAGATCGGAATAATGTTTTGTTGACGCCTGTAGCGAGGCAGTGGGATCGGCGCTCAGGAGCAGAGATCCCGAAAGCGAGCCGCCGCCTGTTGACAGCATACCCGTCGCGATGGAATCGGCATATCCTTTCGTCGCGGAGTCCAGGGGATGCTGTGGCGCCGCGGAGAGCGTCAAAACTCCCGACATTGTTCCGCCGGTCAATGGCAGAACGTTAGAGACCTGCTGGTCGACGTAACCCTTGTTCGCTGCGTGCCCTGATGTGATGGGAACTTCCACCAGCGTAAGATTGCCTGTCACCGTTCCCCCGGATAGGGGAAGCATTTCCGCGGCCAATTGGGCTAACGACTGACTCGATGTTGTACCGGTTGGTGTCACCAAAGCCTGAGATAGATTGATATTGGCAACCCCAGATATCCCATTCAGGAGTTGGCCGTACGTGACAACTACGTCCCTGCCTGCCTGGGATATTGAAATCAGGTCGCCGCTCGCGGGTACAGTTCCTGCCGGAAGCGCCGTGAGCACGAACGGCGAAGCAGTGGCAGATAAGGTAGAACCGTTGAAACTAAGATTTTGGCCAACCGTAATGACTTGGGGAGCTCCCATGCTAGTGCCGATTCCGCCAAGCAGGGAGTTCGGGGGTAGCGTAAGTTGCGCTTGAACGCCATTCAAGACCTGAGTGCGTGTGATCTTTCGTGCGATGCCTGCTTGGCTAACGATGAACTCGTCAGAGTCGGACGCCGAAATGGCGGGGGCAAGATCATCAATTGTGGGCATGAAACTCGTTCTCCGGTCCCCATGATCTTTTGGGGAGGCCTGATCCAAAGGGGGCGCGGCGACTGCCGCGGGAATTCAAAAATAAACAATCAGGATCAGCTGTTTGATAGGACCGGATTCCCGTTCTGGTCGGTAAGCATAACACCTGTTGCTGTTATTAGTGCGTTGGCCGGAACCACAGGGGCGGAAAGCAAAAGCACCGGTAGTAAGACACTTCTTTGGAGTGAGCGGCCATTGATCGTGGTTATACCAAATGTAATTGTGTATATGGTACCGGCCTGGCCCTCCGAGAGCCAAATTATGATACGGCTACCATCCGCTGTCGTACTCTGAAGAACAAGGTCTCCAGGGCTCGACGGTGAAAGATTGACGGATAGTGTAGCGATACTGTCTCCATCATTACCAACAATTGCCGGCCCGATGTCCAGAATATAGTCCAGAATGTCGCCGGGATCTTTCGTTGGCCAATTCAGTGGAGGTGGCGCTACGGCAGTGGTACCACGGGGAACAGGGATAAATGAATCAATTGTTGCCAAGCGAGCACTGCTTGGCTTCCAGACATGACTTACTGCCGTTGACATAAAAAACCTGCCTCCTCGCTATTTACTGTGGGTAGTCATGACCGCCCCTTGCTTGGCCAGCGGCCACTGCCTACCGCCTGATGTTTCTTTGTTCGGTTGACACGCGCTGTTTCTTTGTCCGGGCCTGACCATCCCCAAGGCGCCGCGCGCAGCCGCGGTCAAGGATGGCCGCAGGCCACCGCGAAACGGCGCACAGCGTCCTTGACGGCAGCGAGCCGGGCACCATGTTTGGACAGGATGGGCCAAGTGAAGGTGGACCATCCATGCGTGACACATCTTTGCTGCAACGGGCATTGGGCCTGACTCCGCCCTGGATGGTCAGCCGCGCAGACTTCGACCCCAAGGCCTTCTGGCTCGACATCCAGATCGAATTCGCCCCGGCAGCCGCTTTGTCTGCCCGGTCTGCGGAGCGGCGGACTGCCCAGCCGACGACACCGAGCGGAAGACCGGGCGGTACCTCAACTTCTTCCAGCACCAAGCCTATCTGACCGCCCGCGTGCCAAGCGTCCGATGCGACGCGTGCGGCATCAAGACGGCCAACGTGTCATGGGCGACCGAGCACGCGAGGGAGGGGCGGCCACACAGCGGCTTCACCTTGCTGTGCGAGGCGTTGGTCATGACCATGGTCTCGGCCATGCCGGCCGCCGCCGCCGTGGCGCGAATCGTGGGCGAGCACGACACCGGGCTGTGGCGGGTGATGCACCACTACGTTGAACAGACGCGGGCGCGCGCCGATGCCTCGGAGGTGACCCGGCTCGCCATCGACGAGACCGCCGCCCGGCGCGGCTACGACTACATCACTCTATTTGCCGACATCGATCAGGCGCGGGTGCTGCTCCCCACTGAGGGCAAAGACGTTGCCACCGTCGCCGCGTTCGCCGGTGACCTGGCCGCGCATCGCGGTGGTCCGGAGGCGATCGCAGAGGTCTGCATCGACATGAGCCCAGCTTTCGTCAAAGGCGTTGCCGCGAAACCTGCCCGACGCGTCATCTCAAGACCGCGCGGGCCTATCAAATTATATCGCCGATGATCGACGCCGCATACACCATCAAGCCCCACTGGGACGGCATCCTGCGCTGGTTTGACAGCAAGATCGACAACCGCCTGATGTCGACATGTTGAGTCGCATGCAACTACCACCGCACAACTACCAAGCCACCGCCACCGGCCCCGCCATTGAATGCGGCGTTCCCCGCAGTGCCCGTGCCAGCGCCAGAAGCGCCGCCACCTGGAAAGCTACCTCCATTTCCTGTCGACCCACTGTTCTGGGCTCCCCCCATGGGGGCAGCGCCGCCCATTCCACCCTGGTTAAGCAATCCCGCCTGACCTGCTGACCCGGCAAAGTTTACATCACCCCCGACACCTATCCCCGGTGGAGTAGCCCCGTTCTCGGGAGCTGAAGCGGTCGCCAAATAATTTAGGTTTCCCCCGGTCGCGTTGATGAATTGACCGAAGCTGGATGTGCCTCCAGCGCCCGCGGCGGCCCCGCTGGTAGAACCGGCTACTCCACCGCTTCCGATTGTCACCAAGACAATTTGGCCGGGAATCAGATTGGTAATAAGCCTTCGAGCATATCCACCGCCAGCTCCGCCGCCACTCGGTAACCCGGGAACCGAGGCGTAGGTGCCGGATCCAGCACCCCAAATTTCGACCTCGACCTGTGTCACGCCCACCGGAACCGCAAAACTCCCATTACTCGTGAAACTTTGGACGCCTGACCCAAATCCAGGCCGTAGCGAAGGCAATTTCCAGAGTAGAAAAGGGGCGGTCGGAATGACGACGATATTGGCTGCGTTTACCTGCGTCTGCGCGTACGAGACGGTAATCACATAAAGTCCAGTCCATCCGCTATCCGCGGCGGGTGACGTTTGGCTACCGGTATTGCCGGGAAGGCCCTGCTTGAGTTGCAATTGGACCCTTTGCGTTCGTACGGTATTCTGGCCCATTCCTGAATTTGTCGGTCCGCTGAACGACTGAGCGGGATTGCTGGCGTTGTAATAAGGCAGGACGACAGGATTACCGTCGGTCTCCTGAAACGAGGCCTCGACAATATAGTTGATTGACTGTCCGACGCTAGGCGGTGGGGTCAAATTAAAGGTCGTTGACCCGGCGTTGATGCCCATCTTCATGATCAGGTCGGTGGTATCGGCTGAGATCGATCCATAGGCGAACGCGTCAACCGGGGATAACTGCGTTATACTGCCCGGGCCAACGATCACGCTCATTGAGGCGGGGCTCGTGGGTTGGCATTCCAATCCGTCAGCGACCGTGTTCGTACCGAGTATGGCCTGCGCCAGAAACCCGAAGCCGATCATCATGTTCCGGTTAATAGACAAAAGGTCCGTATCCAACGGAATGCTACCTGGATAAATGATATTGCGATCCATACGGGCGTTCACAACTTCCTTAAATGAGATTAAATGATCCGGAGCCAGGCCACTGCATTTACGGGAAGAAGTCGGCTTAACATTGTCTGAATGTCAGCGTCTGCCACATGGCCCGGCAGAAGAGAAAGGTCCACATAACTGATCGCGCCCTCGCCGTACCCACCATTAGAGGTACCATAACCCGCTAACATACCGACACCGGGCGTCGGTGGACGTGTGGTAGTGACAAAGAATTGAAGCGGTAGTTGGAGACTTCCCCAACCACCGGCCTGCCCATAGGCCATTCCCGTGCCCTCCATAATGGGAGTGCCTGCCGAGGCTCCATACGAACCAGTGTCCATGCAATTCGCAGGCTCGAAAATGGCCGGCTGTGTGCCTGTAAGGCCCTGCAACCCGGCCGTCACCGCGGAACGTGTAGCAGCCTCCTGACGTAGTGCAACCTGAATACGATTTCTGTAAGAGAAGTCTTCTTCATTGGTTTTGCGGATTAGTTTGCGTCCAAAGTAATCAAGTGCGATCAAATCGAGCCACTCGTCGGTAGCTGTCGCTAGCCGGGTCTGCGCGATTACATACGTGATTAGACTGTAGAGCCAAACCCAAGGTGTCGCAATGCTGGCAAGTAATGCCTCTAGGTTCGGGCTTTGCTCAGCGAACCAGCGCTTCGGAAGAACCGCCCAGAGCCGCGATATGAAATCGGAGTGATCACCCGTCATTGGTCGTAACCACGACTTGGCCAGCCTTTATGACAGTACCTGTGGCTGCGGTAACATCTGAGGATGAGCCATTCAATTGAATTCCACTAACATTTTCTATGCCGGCACCGGCAAGATAGGCATTTTGAGCCACACGGGTGACCGAGGCACCTCTGCCGATTGGTAGACTATTGAGATAAAGGGCGACGTAGTTCTGAATGCTCGGCGCGCTGAGGTAAGCGGTCGTGGCGGAGGTCAGAACCGCTGTAAGGGTGACGTTCACGATCAGAACCTGCGGAGGCACAACTGCAAATGTCGTCCCGATGGGCCGGACGGCATCGACCGCGGTGGCTATGGTTGAGAGAAGATCGGACGACGGATAGCCAGTCCCGTCGTCGACGATGACCAAAAAGGAGCCTATCTGGGCAGTTCCCTCAGGTGCGGTATTTTCTTCGACCGCGACATCCAGGCCTTGCTGAACGTTGGCGATCGCGTTCTTCACCGCGGTGAGGGTTGCCCGGGATCGGCTAGCCAAATAGCTTTGAAACCGGTTTCGAAATGCCAAGTCACTTTCCGCATTAGTCCCGCTTGAAAGTGGGTTTGCGTTGTTGACCAGATCGATACCCGGTAGGGATGCCGCGATAACGGTTATCGTACTCGCCAAGACGTTCCCTACTGAACCGCCAGTCGTGCACATCACAGGTAAATCAGTCGATCCCACACCACTGGGTAAGACATACGCTGAAGCGGCCGACTGCCAGATTGAAAGCGTCGGATCTTCTGTGACAGAAAAGCTCAGTGAACCATCCGTAGTTTTGATTATCGTCCCGGTTGGGATACTGGCTGACAAATTGTCCATGAACCGCGTAAAAGTGACAACACCTGTCGACGGGACAGCCGATAGGCGTGTCAACCCGAAATCCAGCATCCAGGAATCCAAATCCGATCCGCTGGAGGTCGAGGCACGGGTAGTCTGTAAAACCTGCAGAACCAGCCACTGAAGCCAGAGAACAACAGACGCATTAGCCTCAAATATGGCTCGGACCACTGAGCCGACCGATACGTCGATTAGGCTGGAGGCGGAACTTTGCAGTGCAGCTCCCATGTCCTCGACAAGCTGCGAGAATGCCTTTAGATTTAAGTTCATGCTAGATCAACCTGTAGAGACATTAAGCTGAACCGGCGCCATGGATGAAGGATCCGCATAGGTAATGGTAGCGACAACGTAGCCCCTGGCGGCGTCGACGATACTTGCAGTGATTTGTGGGGCCGGTGTTGTCGGCACGGTGGTTTCTAGCGCGAGCTGCGTTCTGACGATTGCTTCAATATCTGCCGGATTGGCTGGTACACCCACAAATTGAGCCAACCCACCTCCGTAGTCGAGATTCCAGATATAATCTCCCGCATTGGTAAGTAAACGTCGGCACACACGCTGATTGACTGTGTCTGATCCAGTCGAGAGGGCCAAATCGCCTCTGCTACCCACCGCCAGGTCGCTACCCCATTCGTGAAAAATATCATACATATTTCACTTAATCCAAAGGAGAGGGTGCACTGGTTGTCTCATTCGGCGGCACCAAATGCGTGTGGGAATTATAATGTGTTCGCAGGCCTGACAGCGGCCCATGTTTGTCGTACACGTCGCCCTGTACATGGAGATCGCCTTGTATGCGAATAGTCCCGTCATTACAGAGTTTCAGAAAGCTACCACTCTGATGCACGAGCCAAAATTCGCCCCCCGGTGCGACGGGTGGTAGTTGCTTACTCGAAAAACTTCGCCCAATAATAATACCCTGTTCTAGATCCCCCTCGTGGGGAACGAGAAGCACCTGATCCCCAGGATTAGGTAGGCAGATCATTCCCCATCCGCTTCCGACCCACTGTGACAACACTGGTAGCCAACCGGACAAGACGCCGTCGGGCTGGATGAGGACGCGAGCAGTGGCTTTTTGAGAATTTACCGACGTGACGGTACCAAATTTTATCTGCCCCGACGATTGATCCAGGTTTGCTGCGTGAGATTTTATCGCGTTCGATAATCTTTCGATCATGTTTCCTCGGTATCAAACCAAAATCATGGCATAGGTATACAGAAATCAATTAACAACGGCACGAATGATCTGATGAGATCCGGAAGTAGTACCGTAATGACGTTCGATACTGTCGATTTTATATATATTGTCGAACAGCGAATTTGTCTCATTGATTAGAACTTTAGTCCTCGGTGAAAATCTAAGTGTCCGTCTGAGAACTTTTCGAGTCATTAGAGTCGGTTAGCGATGGGGGCTTGAACCCATTGAATCTTCTGTGATTCCCTCACAGGCATCGATTCGCG